ATTGTGATCAATCCACATTCCAGAATCACCAAGAATAGCCCTGCCTTTCTCTTGAGCAATAAGATCAGTTGTATAAAGAGGATTCGAAGATATGGAGGCATGGGCACATGTGACACTATTGTACCCCTCCCTAAATACGTTACAGAATACCCCACCTCCAGCCCCACCAGCTTTAGGAGTCTGTCCAATCATATAGACACCGAAGTAATCAGGATTCTTTCTGTATGTACTTCCAAGATCAGTGACAATTGATCTGTCTAATTGCTTGAAAGGAATATCATAACTATCGTTATCCCAATTCCAAGGTTGCCAAGAATACCGAGGGAGTATTTCAAGAGTTCTATTATCAGGACCAGAAGCAGATGTATAATCATAAAAATCAGGAGTAGTCTGAATGTATCCGCCAATAGAATCAACAATAGTTTGAATGGCTTGGATATCTGTCTGATTCGAATAGGAGAACGCATTCACAGGAATACTCCAACCATCTGACACTGGATCAAACCCTGTTTGTCCGTCCACCCCATACCCAATATAGGATACAGAAAATCCATATCCACCGGCAGAGATAAGATCCTCAATAATGGAAGAACCTGTACTACTCTCATCTGTATGGACATAAGATTTCTGTGGACAAATAGGATCACCCATAACAAGGGATGGGCTTCTACCAGTAAGATTCCATGTACCTCTTGCAAATCCTCTGTTCTCTTGCCACCCTTCTATGCTAAATATCCATTTCCAGCCATTGATATAGACCTCGACTTTCTTCAAAACTCCGCCAGATGGTCTTAGCATCTCCACATAGGATTTCTTACCAACGGTCATTGACAATTGCCAAAGCCAACTATCCCTATCTGTAGTAATAGTCAGAGCTTTTACTTCAATTGGATAATTAGATGGAACTTCTTTTACCAGAACAGTATTAAGCATATAATATACCTGTCTTACTTTAAATGGATAAACTGGAATTATTGGATCGCCTGGATCAATGTTCACATCCCTAATCCCTGTGTACATGTGCTGATATCCACACCTTGGATCAGAAGCATAACTATCCATAATGAAATGAACATCTTTATCCCAAACTCCATCAAACACTGCATTCCTTGGAGGGAATACAAAATTTGGCCCTATGTGAGATGGTGGGGGTTCATATATCTCAAAGCAATACTTGTAAAGTTCTTTCGGTCCATAGTTTACAATGTACTCTATATCTACAGGACTTATGGCACCCCAGTTAATTGAAAAATCTCTGTTTACACTGGTAGCAGTCCCCATCCATCGCTCAGTAGCAAAGGTATCTACTGGATTAGAATCTCCATAATGTACACTGTATTGTCTATCTATAATTCTGTTCCCTTCATACTGCACTGAGAATGATCTGCCAGTCCATAAAAACGATGCCCAAGGAATAACTGCTGTATGATCTACATAGGAGTCAGTATCACTGGAGTCAACTATAACAAAATTGTCTGTCTTTAAAAACACTCCCCACGGACATTCTGTTTCAATATCTACCTTTTCCATTACTGGATGAAGGTAAACAAGAGTCACATCCACTTGTACGAAATCACCCCAAACAACAAAGAATGATTCATCTGTATAAACATTACCACCGTAAGGAATCACAATCCCGGCATTCAACTTATAAGGCAAGTCTATGGAAGACCCTCCACCGATACTGGAAGCAAGATTGTAAACAGTTATCTCAACATTCTCATTTACTATATCAGGAAGAATCTCCAATACGTAATCTGAAATTCCTGTTTCAAGTACAAGATTTGTAGGGTGTAGATGCAAAAGAATGTCTACATCTAAAGTTCCTAATGTATTTTCCAGTATTAAATTTTCAGATACAAATAGTATTGCTTCTGTTAATTCAGATGCACCAATTACTGATTGAAAAACAATATTCTGGGATACAATGTTGTTGTCAGATATATCCCCAAATATAATCTCGACATTATTTCCAATGGGAGGGGTGTACGACCCGTTGAAATTAATTTCTACATTACGACTATCTGGAGGAGTATAAGCCATCTACTTAAACCGGATACTTATTTATAATACTGAATGCAAAGAATATTGTGGTTCTTCCAGAATCTACATCATCGTTCACGCCCAATGTAGTTGTAGCCAGAGTGACAGCATGTAACTTCTTCTCTGTATTATCTATCAGAGCAGTGTGGGTGACTGTTCCTGATCTATGAGTAACTACACCTATCTTCTGAGCTATATCTAATTTTCTACCTGCTGGATCAGCACTAGAACCTATTACTTTGTCACCAGGAACTAAATCTGTATAAGCTAGGGTGTAATTTACATGAGCATTCCAAGTAACAGACCCATCAGAAAAAGTAGCGTCCTGCACTGTAGACCATCCAGGTTCGACAGCCCCGGTTGTACCATCATCAACACATTCATAAATGAATCCGTTTATTGTAGGTGGTCTACGAAGGTCGCCAACGGCAATGACTTCATTCTGAACCCACATGGGAGGATGACAAGCATTAAAATATGTAGTCGGCTGTGCATTGCATATCGACTCTCCATCACTCTCAGCAATTTCAATCAATGGAAGATCCATTGTACTATCTGGTAGCCATTTTGCCATAATACCCTCAAATCAATTTTGTTATGATATTTACACCATCTGGAACAATATCCGATAAAGCGTCAACAACCAGCTTTATGTGGAGATACTTTCCAACTGTGATCATGCCAGCAGTAATACACGGAATCTCTTCATCTTGTGTACAAATCATCCAAGAGTCAGTTCCACTCAATTTGCAATATACTTTAATTTTATCAGATAAGTCAAGCAATTCTGAACCTATCAAATATTCCCAATGTACCTCAGAACGTGTTATTATTCCAGTAAATTCTTCCAACGATATTGGATTTAGAATAGATACTTTTTCATTGTTGAAATACACTGAAGTTATTTCAGGTAACTTAGAAAGTGGAGTAGCTTGCACATAGGAGAACGTACAAGCTACATCACAAATTCCAGTAATAGCATTAAACTGGGATGTTGCAAAATCCCAAGATTGTAATGACGACACTAAAGCTCTGTTCTCAATAACAGTCAATGCCTGTGAAATACAATTAATTTGATTATCTATATCTGCAAGTTGGAAAACACCTAGAGAATCTTTATAATGCCAAGCTGTTCCTACACTACCATGAACACTTGGATTTCTGGAAGCTATACTTTTCCAAGAAGAGTTGACATATACCCAGTAAGTATCTTTGTCAAATGTTGTACTTACATAAATATTTCCATAATCAGATGTATGTTCTACGGTAACAGTAGATAAAGCTGTTCCTTTCAAGATAGGTATTGTATAATCCTGCTCAAACAAAGCTGTATAGTGCAAATCTGTTGGCTTTCTTACCCTGAACGTATAATCAAAAATATCCTCTTCTGAAAACATATCTTTTGATATAAGAACATCATTTAAGATACCATCAAAAGTAGGATATCCAGTATAACTCCCTATTGATAGTTTACCATCACTACCAATATTTATACTTATTAATTCAGTCAAACTGGATACCAGTAAAATAGAATCAACGTAGATATTAATCCTAAAACCATTTTCTTCCAATTCTCTGGTTATGACTAAAGAGTATTCTACTCCAGGCAAAAATATAAATCCTCCTGCCTGTGTTATAACAGTAGTAGAAATATTGTCGTATGCGAGTGTATTTCCTGCTTGGGTAAAAGATATATACGAAGATGAACCAATCCCTTTCAAGAATACAGCAAACTCACATGTATTGTGTCTAGTACAGATAAGTGGTCTATTCGCATCTCCCGCGTAAAATTCTCCAAGAGTAAACCGTAAAGCTACTGTCAGATTATCCAGATAATGTTCCATAGTAGGAATAGTCACAGCTTTAGCAGCATCGTAAGTTCCACCTATGAATTTCCACCCACAAGGAACTGCAACATCCTCAGATGAACCAAAGCTCTTATCATCAAGAAGTAAACCAGAAAATCCAACCTCAGCACCTAGTTTATAATCTCGAACTATGTTTCCTACAGCCAGAGCATCAACCGCCAGTGAATCAAAAAATCCAGTGTAATCTTCACTCAGAAGACCACTTGAACTATTGAAATACAAGGACAGAGGGAAATTGGTCAATGTCTCTGTCAAAGTAGAAGTGTCAACAGTGAATTCAGATATAGATGCAGCTTCCCAACTAGGCAATATTGCTGAAACAAATTTAGGAGAACCTACAAACCTATAGGAGCATAGATTGTCTTCTTCAGATTTCTTAGTAGCATCATTCCAAGATTCTGAACGTCTAACTTTAGAAACACGAAAGTAAGATATATCACCATCTAAACAAAACTGAGATTGTGTATGTACTGTGAAAAAAGTACCTATGGTAAAATCTCTAACAGTAAATATAGCATATTCCTCGTATTTTGCAGATCGCATATCCCCTAAAGTCCCAAAATAAACATTAGAGTGATCAAAAGAGGAAACTACAGTTCTATACTCATAGTCACTTACGCTTGGGTATGGTGGGGAGTACATTGGAAACCCCTGCCCACCAGACACGTTTCCACCAGGAAACCAACCACTTAAAACACGAAGACCATCAGTTTCAATATCACTATAAACGCACTGCATACCACTATACCCAATTCCTGCGTAAAAAGTGGGGGACCACACAAGACCACCATTAGTCTCACTTTCTGACAGCTTCACAGATACCTCTATGGTGTACGTATCCAATATTGGGCATTCTTCATAAGTTATCCTTGCATAAGAATCAACACCAGATAAATGTAGTTTTCCATCAACTATGGAACAATTTATTAACTGTGCATCGAATTGATTACTTGTGGAATCTTTTAAATATCCACCAGTAACATAATCCATGTGATAAACAAGGTAGAAATCATCCCATACATTTTGAGCAGCAGTAGTGCCAGAAACTCCAATTAAATTGTTATCTTCCAAAGAAGCATCATACGTAATATACAGAGAGGTGTTATTGTAATTGTCAGACAAGAAATCTGTTGGAGGGGTAAACTTGGATGTCCATAAAATAGTTCCTACTAATATACTTGGCATAATAACAACAACCACTGCCGCATAATTATTGCTAGTGGCAAAAGGAAATCCTACACCTAAGTTCACACCCGTAACTGCATTGGGTATATCGTGATACACTGTAAATACAGGCTCCCCATTAACATACAGTACAAAACGTCCTTTATCACAAGTTAATGCCAAATGGTACAGAGGCCCTAAACCAAGAAACACTCCTGTCTTTACCACAAATGTTATCGGAAATGGCAAACACATTGACAATCCAAGTTCACCTGTATTAGATATGGAAAGACCAGCCCAATCCCATGCGTTATGCACTAATCTAAAAAAGGTACTCGGCCCATCATAAGTCGAAAAATCCTCAAAAATGAAATACCCATGGATACACCATACGTTTGTGTATTGTATAATAGGTGTACTAGGAGTTGAGGTCAGCGGATTAGTTGTATTATTGAGAAATCTAGTTCCATAATGCCCATTTACACTATAGTCCTCTGTATATAATGTAGATGGAACTCCTGGACTAGGATTAATTTTTAAATTACTATAGGCACCAACATTAATCCATTCTGTCGGGGTAGCTTCAATTGCAAAATACTGTTTAGAATAAGTAGAAAAATTTGAACCCAAAATTCTAGGAGCCTTTACCTGTAGTCTAGCAACTTTATTCACCTCATCACAAAAACGAACTTCTGTATTTAGAACAGTTCCAAATGAATCCAGTACACGCAACTTTGAAAAATCACTGCCAAGAGCAGTAAATATATCTGAAATATCTAATTCTGTAGAACCAGAAGATTCACTAAGGGATAATAGAATTGGAAAATTTTCTAAGTCGGTATCTATTTTTCTGGAATCAATTGATACGGCTAGAATCAAATCAGGAATGTAATTTCTTTTGTGAAATCCAGCATAAATAAAAGACATGTATGTTAGATTTCCATAATTATTTGCAATACGAAGAACTCTGTACCTGTATGGAGCATCCATTTGGTATTTGAATATCTGTTCTATTTGATCAGGGGAATCGAGTGCTGTAAATTCCCCCAATAGAACAAGGTCAGTAACATCAGAGTAAACAGTATTTTGAAATGCTACTTCTGAATTAGTGCAGTACAAAGAGAACTGACGTATTCCACAGCCAGAGCACCCATTGGTAACATCATATTGGTTCACTAATATCATAAAATTATCTATGACAGGTTCCAGTAAGTCAAAACATACCTTCTGGTTTGTTGTCATACTTGCAGCAGAAACCCAACTAAGTAAAGAGGATACAGTAGCATAAGAATCTTTACGGAAGCCTATAACTCTTCTAGTGCTCTCACGTAGAACATTATTAGCAACACCAGCAACCAAACTGGTTGTAGCCAAAGCGTATCCACGAGATAAATCAGAATTATTACCAGAAAAGTAGAATGGATTATTAGAAACAAGATCAGCAGCACCATCAGAAAAAGCAGCAAACCCATCAGGACATTTAAAATAAAATTCTGACCCCTTACCTAAAAAATGAAAGCTGGAACTACTGCCAGTACCAGCCGGTAATAATCCTTCCTGCATATCAGCAGCAGATAGAGTTACAACAGCTTCCCCATTTTCAGGGTTCTTGTTATTTACCCAACATCCATTAATACTCCAACAAACCTTACCCGTATTGAAATCTACAGCTACACCAATTACCACCTGATAACCAGAACTTGCTATATAAGAATCAGGATAATAATCCATAGCGACTGATACATTATTCATATAAGCATAATTAGCATATATGCCCAAAGAACCAACAGCGGCATTCCCAACAGTATTAGTCCTTGGAACTGTAGCTCTTTCAAGTCCAACCGTAGCAGCATACCCAGAGGTAAGAACCTCAAAATATATCTTTCCTGTATTAACTGGAGTATTAGAAAAAAACACTATATGGAAATCAGATGATATAATACTAGAAACATAGCGTTTCCTTCTCCCATCTGCATAAACTGACGCTGAACCATTATTCCACCAGTAAAAATCATTATCGACATAATCTAATTTCAATGGGATAGCAAAATCATTGCGCCATCTACAACGTCCTTTGAATATTCGGACACATTCTATGTATCCAGTAAACATTCTATTGGATATAGAATTCCCAGCATTACCAATACTAAAAACTGTATCAGCACCAGTTATAGAGCCTCCTATATTACTCACTAAATCAAGTACACCATCAATGAACAGATACAAGATTCCTGACTTTATGGTTAAAGCGATGTGGTGTTCCTCTGTGTCGTATATGCGCTTTACTCCATTTTTAACTTTTTGCACTCCATCTTGCATATAATAAAAAACCAACACTTGATCTTCCAAAGCCAAGTACAGACCATACCCTTGAGCGTCCCTAGTACCCATGAGTATTTCACTTGTTCCATATCCGCCACGAATCATATAAAAATCAAGGGAGTAATCATATGATTCAGGGTGAAATACAGAGCTTGAAGGAAAAGAAAGATAGCTGCCCCCAAGAGTAAACCCATAGCCATAACCAAATACTGAATTATCCAATACAGAACAGGTCGAGGATGGTTTTGTTATAAGTCCACCAGCAGGGGAGAAATCCTGTATCTTATAAGATGAAAGACCAGAACTACAAGCTATAGGAAGAAGTAAAAATGATGTGTGATCTATGCTGTATGCTTTATCAAATGTGTCAGACGCCCATTCATTGTACCCGATTGGAATAGGCTTCTTGAACTCATGCTCCTGAACATAGAAAGAAACAGAAGAATTTATATCCAGTAATTCTACAAATGGAGTGTATAAACTTTTACCGTAGTTACTTGTGGGTATTAAAGCTGGTGTTGGTCCCAATGCCCCATTAGAACTTATCCACTGATCATTGATACCTATTGAAATGTTTGCACCACTCATAGCAAGTCTTATTACGGTTCCTTGAGTTATCGGAGCAGCAGGAACTACGTAAGATGCTCCGCTGTAGAATATAAGCCATCCAGCGGCATCGTGACGCAAATATGTATTTTCAAATCCCCATAAACTTGGATCTTTTGACAATTGGCTGGTGAAAAACCCGAAAAAGAAATTTGTGGAATTCGTATTAACAACAAATTCACAATACAGAGAGAACCTATAAACTTTATGTAAATCAGCCAATATGTTTGAGCAAACTATACATCTTTTATCAATCCCACCAACTCTAGTAACTGTATTCCTATAATCCCCAGATATGGCATACGTATTTGGTGGAAAATTAAAAGATAAATAATTCAGTGGTTGATAATCTGGATTAATACTATCTTTTAATTTTAAAACATCATGTGTACCTAGAGTATCAGCCTCAGCAGATGACAAGAACGCATTCCAATCATCAGATGCGGATATAGGAATGTCAGATATTGTCTTTGTTACATTGGAATTCTCTAAATGTGTGCCATCTGCATATATTCTAAGTTTAAGATTCTTCTCATTAGAAATTTCTGGAACAATGACACGTATCTTGGAAGAGTTATATACAGGATCAATAGAGAACACTTCTATTGGACATTCTGTAAAATCACCAACCACATGAGCAGCCAAACACTTTGGTTTCTTACTCTCAAAAGAAAGAGTTCCTTTCTCCAGAATAGTAATTTGCCGCAATACTCCTTTAAACCATTCGGCAGCATTTGTGCTACCTGAAAATGGAGAATTACCAGCAGAGTTCCCTATTGATTCTTGATCTGTTGAAGTAAATCCACAAACTACTTGTCCATAAACTCTACCAAGCAAAGTAAATGCAGCATTATATAAAGAAAAAGAATCATCTGAATAAACAAATATGTACTCATTGTTTAGAGAAAGACTCGATATGGAGATTGATAGGGTAGTTAAACTCCCAGAATCTCTACCACAGATAACTATAGATGAATTGGATATGTAGACACCTATGCCATTAGTTCCATCTCCAGATTTGTAAATACACCTAGTACCAGAAATAGGCATATTGTAATTCTTAAATCTACCGACAATGCTTACATTGTTCTGATCTGATAATGAAGAGTTTCCATCAATAGTTGCATACGGGGCAACTTTGTGTAAAATTGAAGATCCTGAAAATTCCATACCATATTCATACAATATATTGTTATGTATAACTATTGTAGATGAATACAACCTATCAATTAAAGATATAGAAGTTCCATAAAAAGATAATAATAAATCTATGTCTGATCTTATACCAATTGGACGAACTGCACCCTCAGTATGCGTCTTTGATAAACTATAAACTGGAAAAGTAGATGAATAGTTTGGTGAGTCAGCATTATAAATTTGAACAACTTCCGTACTATTTAAAATTTTATTAAACAATCTAAATCTGTATATATTAAATGGACTAAAAACATAAGTAGCACCCCCGATTCTAATGTATGGGTACGGTTCGTAATAATATTTCAAAAAATCGGCATGTGATACAGATCCAATTAAGTTACTATTTACGTATAGTTCCCATCTATTAATGGCGTATGTAACAGTTATATGAACATGAGTTCCGACTTGATATGTGTATCCTGTAAATTCAGTAGTTACCGCTGGATTCAATCCTTTGTAAAGTTGGAATTTACCATTAGAAAGAATATGAAGAGTCACGTCAACGGAGGGATCGCCAGAGATAGACACAATCCCAGAATACCCGTAACTAGGTAATGATGTAGCGAAGTACATAAACGAGAAAGATAATGGAAAAATAGCACTCACTGGGATGTTAATAATAGTATAATTGCTAACATTCGTAAATGACCTACACCCAATTACATTTCCAGATACCTTAGCTATAGTTGGATACTGAGTAAAAGATTGAGAATACCCAATTTTACCATCTTCTGATACCCCATCATTGAGAAAGTCTGAACTAAAAAAGCAAGATCCGTCATTAAGTATATCTGTGATACCACCTGGAGATAAAACCTTAAATTTCAATTTAGACGGTATTATGCCGTTATCATAAACAACAGTCAAATCATCTGATGTAACAATATATTGATCTTCAACGTCTACTATGTTCTGTTCATCATCAAGTAAATCTATAGTAGTCACATTCTCTACATAAAAATTTTCTACAGCGGGAATACCCTCTACTTTGACTGAGCCTGGAGCCTTCAGAACTTCATTAAATTTTATAGCCTGTAAATTATCGAGAAGCCAATTTTCAAAGTCAAAGAGTTCTGTAGTTATGGAAACTACACCCCGCTTCACCCTGTCATAAACATCACAGTTATAGAGTCCAGTGTCATCTTTTATCAATGCAAGTATCTTTTCATTCGGTGTAGAGTTTGTAGGTGTTTCCCAAGTACCATCAGGACGCACATTAGTAGCACCAATAAAAGTCATAGTCTCTCTATGGAAAGTCGCTACTGTGCTCTTAACTTCAACAGCCGTTTCCAGTGTACCTTTAACATTATCATTAATGGAAAAGGTATCAAATTCTCCAGCTAACTTTACATCTGACTTTCTATCTAAACTCATAGTCTGAACCCTGGTCCTATATGAATAAGTACGAATGGGTTATATCCAAGAGCAGATGTCGCCTGTCCTGGGTCTAAAGCAACTTGTAATCTTTTAACAGCCCCTTGCTGATAAAATTTCGGAATAAACATGGATTTTGCGTTTGCTCCAACAGTTGTTGGTCGTATAATTGGAGCACGTAATCCTGGAAGTTTAGCAACTGCGGTGGCTCCTTGAATTACTACTGTGTTATCTACTGAATATGGAACTGAATTTACTGGCGGAATTTCACCAGTAGAAGCTCCAAAATTCTGGTTATTTACAACGCTGGATATTAGTCTGAAATTATGCAGAAGTTTAGCAGGAATGATACCAGCATCATTAGAAACAGGATTTCTACTTATCCAACTAAAATTATATGTCGGATTGTAAATAAGAGTTGGTGATGCTATGTCCTCTATTGTAACGCCAAACCATCCATTTGTATTACTATTTCCAAATAGACCATAAATCTTGTTTGCTGACGGAATAAGTGGGACTACATCCCCGGCATAAACAATGTAAGCAAGGTCATAAACAGTAGTATCATAGGCATAGGGGAATGATATAAAATAGAAACCTCTGTCATCCCCTATTAGATACCACTTAATATCTGGGACATACTGATTAGAGCCGCCTTTCATGTTGCTGCTTGCTCCAGTAGCAGGAATTCTATCCACACCAAAATCAATGGAACTCATGCTGGCATACATATTCATGTAATATGAATTCCCATTTGGGTATATGTTATCCTCTACACGAAGCAAGCAACCTGATCCGGTATATATGTTGTTTCTGTACGCTGCTGTATTTTTACCTGCATCATAAAAAGGCATAGTCCAACCAAGAGGTTCAGTGGTTCCATACCCATTAACCAAACAAGCAGTCAAAATGGCAATCATATCACCTGGGATTAACGTCCTAAGCTGTGGTGCCCCTGCATCAGTGCTGGAAAATATTCTTGATGTAGTCATTAAGAGTTATCTCCACGAAGTTGAATGGCGTAGCTGTCAGTCGCCTCAGTTGGGGCCGCTTGAAGAGTGGTTCTAACAAACCACAACGGATAGTTTGCAGCGTCCGTATTAAACCTTATACCATTACTTGCTACCCAGCCAGCACCAAAACCAGCGCAATGCATGACCCAATATGGGTCATCACTGAAGTTTTTATTTCTTACTGCAATATAGCCACCAAGAAAACCAGGTGCTCCAGCCCATATTCCTAAAATAGGATCGTAATTACCAGTAACTATACTTATACCTGTAGCCAAAGTACCAAGATTCTCACCTATTATATCAACAGTAGTCGGAGTCTTCACTAATATGAGCCATCTTTCCTTGGTACATGTTTTGTTGATTACAGTTATCGGATAATCAACAAAATTGTAGTTCGCCAAAGATACAGGGCTTCCTATCAAATCATCAGACCAGACACCTCCCCAAACTTGCTGATCGAATTCGTTATATGCTCTACTCTGCAAATCAGCAGTGGGAAGAACACTTGATACCATCGTCGTATCTTTCGGATAATCGTGAGTTAGAGGAGTAGTAATGGCTATATGTCCAGTAATCTGTACATCAGATGCCAAGGCAAAATCCTCTACTCGATGAATAGCCCTAAACGGCTGAGTGAATCCTGTAAGATCAAACGTAGGAAGAATGGTTATTACACCAGTCTCAAGATTCACTGTATAGTTTCCACCGTCAGGCCAATACTGACTACCACCCAGTTCATCTGATCTGGAATCCCAAAGTTCAACAAGATTAAGGCCAGTTCTGGATAATGCTGGCAATGCTCCTGCTGCAACTACCGTTTGCAATACGTCATGCTGAGTATTATGGACAAGGACAATATATCCATCTCGGAATATTGGCACTCTACCATCTATCGGAAGTCTAACAGGGTCAAGACCAAGCAACTTAGAATCTAATGGCAAATAGGATTGAATAACACAGTTAATCATCACAGTAGAAGCTCGTACTGAATATGGTTTCCATACAAGAGTTCCGTCAATCGGAGCACCAACATACCAAGCAGGTCTTTCATTTACGGGTAACTCTGCAAAATCGTCATCTACCCAAGAACCAAAAGAAACCCTACAAATACCCGTAGAAAAATCTACAAATCCCTCTACACCTATGCCAGTTAAAGCCCCTGTAAAATCACTTGTGGCAGATAAAAGTACCCCTGTACCTAAAGTAGCTCGAACACTTAATGATCCTGGAGTAATAGGGGCACCTGGAGCACGAAATACCATCATCTGTACAGGATCAACAGCAGCAGTGCCAGCGCACGACTTAATTGTAATATCCCTATTAGATATATTATTATCAGTAATTGTAACTACCCTATCCACGTAGTTTATAGTTCCACACTCGGTCCCTACTCCAGTTGTTCCAATAACATCTCTGAACAATTTTCCAGTGCCTATATCCATCATGTAATAATTAGTAGCCCCAACAACAGCAGTAATATCCAAAGAACCAGGAACCATTTCAATATGAGAGTGCTCTTTTATATAGAAAGTTCTTGGAATAGGCTCATAATAGTCATCCACTGTACTTCCAGATAATGAGGAGTATTCCACTTGAAATACACCATCTGTAGGCCAAACACAAGCAGCAGGAAAATATCTGTAAGAAGAAAATACAAATTCATGGATTGGATGACCCAAATTATCTGTCATTCCAGAATCTCTCCATGCATACTGTGGAATTGGAAATGTACCTTCACGGTCTGGCATTATATGGACAGCGCCAGTATCATAATCTATTGTACTTGGAAAAAAGTTAGGGGAAGCGTCTGTTTCATTCTTGAAATGACCTGTAGTATCATCTTGATACGTAAATGTTGGATCAAGTGGATTCCATACAAGAGTAACAGGATCTCTAGGAGGCAATATTATCCTAGTCTCTGGAACATACTCTCTCTGGTCAGTGTGCCATACAATAGAGAATGTCCCCTCTTCAACTGGCAAATGAGTTAGATAAAATAAGACAGAACCATCCCCTTGTCTATTTGGATTCAAACTTTCAGAATGCTTATCCCCGTACATATACCGAATATGAAAATCACCGATAGCTGCTGGAACAGCTTGTGTTGAATGAATACCAAATGAGGCTTTTCCAGTGGGGTAATGTAGTGTTCCAAGTACAGTAGCAGTCTTCACCCAATGATCTACACTCCAAGAACCCATAACAAGATTTCCACTACCATCATCCATAACAGCGGCAGCATTAGCATTCCAAGAGCACTCAAATGTATTTTTGGCAACACCCTCATGCTGTGTAGTCAGTTCATATCTTACTGGAAGAGTTTCCCCGCTAAGATCATAGTATGGAGCATCCTTTGCCCAGAATATAAGAATCAAACTGCCAACATCAGGCATGGCCCCTACAGTTATCGAAAGAGAACCTGTCATATAATTTATGGCCCCTGAACCGATTGTAGTGTCTGCACCAGATATAGATCCATCCCCACGATCCTGCATTGAGTACCATTTTCCACCTGAAAGGTAATCTATTTTGGCTGTTCCAGGTTTAGGAAGCGGATTGCAGTTATACACATAAGCAAATCCACGATTGCTAATATCTATTTGAATAGCTCCTGTACTGGCTACCTCAGTTGGTTGACAAGCTGGGACATAGGATACTGTACCAGTTCCAGATGTACTTCCAGAAATATTTGTAAATGTACAAATACCTGTAGCGTAGGCAATGGAGCCAACCACAGTTCCACCATTGAGTATATCCCCTTTATAATTGTCAGTAAGAGTTAAACCACCAGTCCATTCAAATGATCCTGGAAGAACACCTTCACCAATAAACAACTTTGAGTTTGTTGTTATTGTGTAAGCAATACTTCTGGTAACTTTCGTAATAGCTTCATTGGTTTGAAGCATTGGAGTAATTGCTTGTCCAACACCGGCATCAGTAATTGCTGTCTGGGATTGAGCAGATGGAACTATTGGGACATTTATATCATGTACCCGGAAGTGTAAAGACCCCTCATCAGCATCCTCAGATAGGGTAGTAACTCCATAATACCTAGATGCATCTGCTGCCACAGTGGTATAAATTAAGGTAGCTTGTGAAGTAGATCCATAATGGACATTTGTGGCTTGACCTTCCCAGAATATCTCAGTTCCGGTGAAGTCAAACTTCAACATATCCCCAATTTCTAATGTTATAATCTTTTTCTGGTACACTGAAGATGAGGCATACGTAAAATTCTGAATCGCCCACTCTACTCCAGTTATTCGTAGAAATTGCATCTTCTCATCTGAATCACCTTCGTTTTCAACTAAAACAATTACATCTCCCACTTCTGGAGCAGTCCAATCTTTATATGTATGTAATTGAATCTGCTTGGAACCCCTGAAATGATTACCCCACAAAGCAGCAGGATAGAATGGACCCTTTACCAAATATGATTCAATCCTGGTCTTTGCTGAGTACCGAGTGTCAAACCAATCCTCAGAAGTAAAGAAGCATATGCCGACATTAGGATCTTTCGTATGTTGTGTCAAGATTATGTGTGAACCATAATAAGGACTTCTTGACTCCGTAGAAACAGCAAGAAACGCCTTTCTCAAAGATACCCTACCATATACACGGTCAAGTCGAGATATATCTGGAAACAGATTATTTATGCTTCCAGACACTATCTGGATAGAAGTCATCTGACCACCGCCCTGATCTGTATCATCCAACCTCTGACTTGCTTTTACTTGGACATCTTCTTTATTTATTGTCGCCATTGTTTATTCTCCGTATGCGGTGGTTTCCATTAATCTTATTGCGTTTAC